TAAATCTGTTGCTGAACCTTGTATAGGTTTTCCATTTCTTCCAACAGTTAAATTATTTGTATCAAATGTTCCAGAGACATCCAAGAATCTTATTTCATCACCTGGAGATGGAGATGCTGGTAATGTAGCTGTAATAGCACCAGATGTAGTATTAACAAAATAACCTTCTCCAGCAATAGCACTAAAACTTGATGTTTTTACTGGTTGCCAAGTTATAACTCCTGTTAATGGTAATTGTTTTCCAATGTATGCCATGCTTATGTTTTAATAATGTACATTAAAGTTAAATAAGGTTGAAGAACCGAGTTTGCTGATCCTACAAAGTTAGCAGATAAGTTATGATCATGAGATTGACCACCGCCAACACTGCTTGTACTCATTATAGAGTTGTATGAAGTGTTGGTGTTTGCTCGGTTAATACCAGCAGATCCCATACACATACCACAAGCTGATCCAGCAGTAATTGTGTGAGAATGACTTGGGATAGTGTTTGTCTGTAAAGTTGTACTTCCAGTCGAGCCTGAAATATTACCAGTAGGAGTTACAGTATTAGCACCTCCAGTTGTTGCAAAAGATTTATTAGTTGATTTATGAACAGCAGTTCTATCTCTTAGATCTGGTAAATTAAAACTTGCTCCTGATCCACCATACACATACCCAACTACTGCAAAAAGATTTGCATAAGTAGTTGTTGATACAGATGATCCATCACATTCTAAAAATCCTGATGGTACAGTAGATGAACTCCAAGGTATAATTAATCCTGTTGTAACACCTTCAACAGCTCCTGGTGCTAGTTTAGCGGCAGTAATAATACCATCTGTTATATCAGCACTTGTTAGTGGTGATGCTGTTGGTTGTCTTCCAATAAAACCCATTGTTGTTTCCTATTATGAACTTATATCATCAACTGCTGATACCCAAACATCTAATGATGAAGCTGTGTCAGATACAACTTTTAAAACATCTCCAGATTGAACAACTACTTTTGATCCACCATCTAAAACCTGTAAAGCAGAACCAGTTGGAATTGGAGCAGATTTAATTAAATAAATATCGTTAGTTCCATCATTAATATAAACAGAAGCTGTAACAGATGTTGCGGCTACGTTAGCAACATATATTCCAACCAATGTATCGTATGAATTTGCAGTAAATATTGTAGCAGCAGTTGTTCCTACATCATTACTTGTATATCTTCTAAAATTTTGTGCCATACCTATTCCTTATTATAATGCGATTGACATTGCAATACTAAATCCTTTACTAGCCAAATTGCTAGTATCAGTAGCTTCTACAGTTAGCCAAGTAGAACCTGTGTAATATTTCAATGTATTTGAACTATTGTTAAAATATAGATCACCTGGTGTTAAAGGATCACCATCATTATCCACTGCAGGATCACTTGCTTTTTGTCCCAAGTATGTGTCATCAAAGTTATCAGCTGCGGCTAGTGCGGCATCTCTTGCACTGTTTGCAGCGTTAGCAGCATTAGAAGCTGTGTTTGCAAAGTTGCTTGAGTTGTTAGCAAAGTTGCTAGAGTTTGAAGCATGATTGGAAGAGTTGTTCGCAAAGTTACTAGAGTTCGCAGAATGGTTTGAACTATTAGACGCATGGTTAGAACTGTTTGATGCATGATTAGCAGAATTACTTGCATGGTTAGAACTATTATTTGCAAAGTTAGAACTATTAGCTGCATGATTAGATGAATTACTAGCGTGATTTGCAGAAGCATTTGCAGAGTTACTAGAATTATTTGCAAAATTAGAACTGTTAGATGCGTGATTAGAACTGTTATTAGCAAAGTTAGATGAATTAGCAGAATGATTGGCAGCACTATTTGCACTGTTGCTAGAATTATTTGCAAAGTTAGATGAGTTTGCTGCGTGATTAGCAGATGCACTAGCATTAGCAGCTACACTAGCTTCAGATGCAGCAGCATTAGATGCACTGTTAGAAGCATTGTTAGCAAAATTAGATGAATTGCTTGCATGGTTTGCTGCAGTGTTAGCACTATTAGATGAATTGTTTGCAAAGTTTGATGAATTGGATGCGTGGTTTGCAGCATTGTTTGCACTATTAGTTGCAGCTTGTGCATCAACAATTAAATCCCATTTAGCAGAATCAGCATTTGTACTGATAGGAGTCGTGCCAGTGGAAGTATGAGTTGTGTTACAAAGATATACGTTATTGTTAGATGAATCTTTTACTATATCTCTAGCATTAAATGTTACACCTGAACTCCAATTACCTCTATTAGTACCAAGCTCTTGTGTTACTGATAATTCACCATTAGTGTCAAATGCTAGAATTTTATTAGCACGATCTGCAGCACCCACAGTAAACTCTGTAGATGTCATTGTGTTTGTTTTAGATAACTTTAATGATCGTGTAACTTCTTCTTGAATTTGTTGTATTGCCATTGTTGCTCTGTCTAATCCTTCTTCATGGGATTCAGCAGGGAATGGATCGTTAGCAATATAATCTATTGCTTGTGTTTGTGGAATGTTACGTCTTAATACAACTGTCTGTGTAGATGTTGGAATGTTACCAGATGTAAATACAACTGTACCACCTGTAGATACACCAGCACCTGTTACTGTATAATGAGTTGTAATAGTCTTAATGGTTTCTGTACCATTAGCAGCACGAATGATTACTTGAATATCTGAGTCTTGGAATATCTTAAATGTATATGTAAACGTGGTAGTTGAGCCATCACCACTATAACTGTTCTTAACTGTAGTTGAAGATATTGTCATAAAGTTCCTTTATTATATTTTAATCAGTATGTCTATATTATTTAATATCTTTTATTGCTTCTAAAGAGTATTTACTTATATCAATCATATTACGATATAACTCATCTATTAATTGTCTTTTTTCATTTGGAGTAAAGAACTTACTATTATAAATATCTCTAACTCTTTTATCATTGTCTTGTACTAATTTATAACTTGTTTTTAAAATAGCAGCTTCTGCTGGAAGATTAGTTAATAATTTATTAGCTTCTTCAAAGTTACCAGATTTTTGTAAAGTATCTATTGAATTAAATATTTTACTAACCTTGTCATATTTATCATAGAATGTAGTTATATATTCAGAACCAGCAGAAGGATTACGAACAACAAATGCTCTAATGATTGGTATGTCAGCCAATGTATCTTCTGGTTTAATAGGATCATCTATAATGCCAGAAGCAATCAATGCTTTATCTAATACTGTTGTAAATGTTCTACCTAATGTACCAGTCCAGTTATTAATTGTTGATTCAATTCTAACAGGAGAAGATATACCAGAATACTCACCAGATATTTGTCTAATTAATTTTCCTAATATTTTAGATGTTTCAGAAGTATATTCTGTATACTGATATTCAGGTAATAATCCTTCTAAAGATCTTGGCACTATTGGTTTTTTAGTAAATAAACTTTTATTACTCCATGCTTCTACTAGAGGCTTAGCAATATCAGGAACTGGAATTAAACTTGTTGCATTATCAAATGCTAAAGTTTCTATAAATTTTTTAATAGCAGTTGGATCTTTTGTTTTAACAAAGTCTAAAGCTCTTTCTGGTAAAGTTCCAAATATATAACCCAATTCAAATGGTTTAGGTATTCTCCAAACAATACTATCTTTACCTTCACCAGTAATTACAATCCAAAATAAATCTTTTTGCCATTGTGGTAATTCTTTATATCTTTCATCTTCATTATTTGCGATCCAAAGAAGAATAGATGGTAAAGTAATACTAGCACCAACTGTATATAATGCTTTTGATCTTGTTTCTGGATTTTTAAATGTTTCATATAATTTTAAATAACCTTGAACTCTAGCATTAAAGAACGCAACTACAGAATTAACTGCAGACATTTTTGCACCCATTCTTTGAAAATCTAAAGATATATTTCTAGCTTCAAATCCAGCTCTTTCAACTGCTTGTTTATGATTTAATCCTTTTTTAATTGCATTTGTATAAGCCTTTTGAAACTCACCAAGTCTTGTTGCATTTTCAAAAAACTCAGTCATTATTCTTAATGCTTCTAATGGTTTAGTAACAACATTATAAACTGGTCTTGATGTTAATTCTTTTGCAATGTTTTTTGAAAAATAATTTCTATCAAATGCTACATAAGAAGATTGTAATGCACCAGATTTTATTAAATCTTGATATGTTTTAGATTCTTTTTCTTTTGCAAGTTTAGGAAATATTTCAGAACCCTTTGCATATATTTGGGTAATCATTCCTCTTACTGTGTCTAATCCTAGTTTAAATCCATTTCTGCTAAACACAGTAGCAGACATTGTATCTCTCATTGCGTTTCTTAAAAAGAACTCAGGTGCTAATGTAGCTCCAGCTCTTAATGTTCTTGTGGGTAAACTAATAATACTACTAACTAATTTTTGTGATACATCAGTTGAATATTTCCAAGATCTAGATAAATCGGAGCCTAAATCCCAAACTTCTCTTTTACCATTTCTAAATATAGCAACTTCATTTTTACCAAGTTGTTGTTGAGTTCTTCTAAATATTTCAAATCCTTCTAATGCAGTTTTATCTATTTTAGAAATATCAGTTACAACATTTTCTAATTCTTCTAATGTAATCTTAGTTCTTGTCATTTTAGGTTTTAATTTAGATACTTCTTTAAATGCAGTAGGATCTATTGTTTTAGTTTGTTCAACCATTTTAATAAATTCAACTAATGAACGATTACGTTCTGCAAGAGTTACAAAATGTAATGTATTTTTATAAATACTTTCAATAGGATCTGCTATTTCTTTTTCACTTCCTTTAAATCTTTTAAGTGGATTAGCAACTGATTTAGAAATTGTTCCATCTTTACCTAAGTCTTCTAATACTCTAAAAAAAGGAACATAATCTTTATTTGCTTCTAACATTGCATTATATGTTTTTTCATTTACTATTTCTGAATCTTTTAAATACTTTAATAAATTGTTTTGATATTCTCCTAATTGTTTAAATGTTTCTTTATATTTAGAATCTAATTTTCTAACTGTATTTTCTGCTGCTTTAATATCAATACCAGTTTCATATCCTTGTTTAGATTTTTCTAATACTCTTCTAGAAACTGCATAAGCCTTAAATTCATTATAAGTTGTCATATCTTTAATGACTGGTTCTAATATTGTTGTTAATGGTTGGCTTTTATTTTCTAAAGTTTTAAAATCTAATGTTCCATATTTTAAAAAATGTTCGCCTCTACCAATCATTCCAGGTTGAAGTCTAGCAAGTTCATAAGGATTAAGAGTTCCTTCTTGTGCTTTAACTCCTATTTTTTCAGCTTCTGCAACAGCTCTTGATATTGGATGTAATTTATCTAACCAATCAAAAACTAAATTGTTTTTTAAATCTTTAAAATTTGTTTTAATTTCTGTATTATTAGAAGATATTTTTTCTTGTACTTTAGCAATATCTGGATCTATAGATTTTTCTGATTTAATTGTTTCTACAACTTTTGGTGGCTCTACTTTCTTTTCAACTATTGGTTCATAAGTTCTTGCTATTTCTATATTCTTGCTACCAACGTCTTCTCTAATAGTTGGATCTACAATAGTATCTTCATAAACTTCTGCAGGTTTTTTTCCTGTCTTCTTAACTTGTTCTATTGCTTTTCTAGCACCTAATTCACCTAATCCAAATGCTGCAAAAAATCCTGTTGAATAAATTAAATCATCTTTAGTTGGAAGTTCTCCTTTAATTAAAGCACCTGTTCCTTCAAATCCAACAACTTGTCCAGTAAGTTTACCAAAGTAGTTTTGACCAACTGGTCCAAGAAATGATGGAAGTTTAGATGCAACAACTAATTGTGCTGCTTCTGTAGCACCAGCTTTAATTCCTTCATTAACAAATATTTTCCACCACTCTTCAAATGTATCAACATCACCTTTTTCTAAAGCTGTAATATACATTTGTCTTACAGTTCCTGGTATAAGTCCAGCACCTGCGGTAGCACCTATTGGTCCAGCAGGTGAACCAGCTAAAGCACCTCCAAGATAGTAAGGTAGATCTGCAAATAAAGTTGCACCTCTTTCTATAAATCCTTCTACATATCCAGTATCTTCTGGTTCTTTTGTAGTAAATACATCTGGAAGAACTCCAGTTGTTTCATACGCTTTTCTTAATGAATTAATTGATTTACCAAAACCTCTTTCAAGATAAAGATCATAATCAAATTCTTTACCAACTAATCCTTCTTGAATTACAGTTCTTGCTTCTTCTTTTTTCTTTCCAGCTTGGATTACTGGTTGAACGATTGAATCTTTAATGGATTGCCAATAACTTTTAATTTCTGTTGTATCTGTTTCTTTGATACCAAAATATTGATTAACTTCTTGAGTATTAAATCCAGCATTAAGTAATTGTTTAGATTCTTTAGCAACGTAATCTTGAATTTCTTGGTCATTAAAACCAGCTTCTTTTAACTGATTTAGATCCATTTATTTACCTATTCTTTTTTTATAATCTGCTACTGATTCGCCTGGTAATCTTTGTGTTGTTACTTTTTTAATATCTTGCTGAACAACTCCTTGATATAATCCTTTCATAATATCTGCAGAGTCTGGAATAAATTTATATAAATCTTTTGCTATATAATCTGGAGATTTAGGATTTAATAAATCATTTGTATTTTTTTTAGTTGTAATACCATTTTGAAATCTTGAGTACATTTCATTATAAAATTCATCTAATCTTTTGTTATAATCAGCATCTAAATTTTTATAGTTGGGACTTTTCTTTACAGCTATAGATGCTTTATCAATAAAATCAAAAAACTTTTTATGCTGATCTACAAATTGTGGATTATCAATATTCTGAAATATTTTACCAAATGTACTATAAGATTCTTTAGAAAATTTATCACTTCTGTCTAAAATAGATTTAGATGTTAATTCAAATCCAGATCTATAATCTTGTTGT